ATGCCTGTTCCGTGAGGGCACCGATGTACTGGTCCCGCAGATGAATCGCCGTGTTGCCGGACACGCCCGAGGTCCCGTCAATGACGTACCCGGCGTACCAGGGCAATTCGATCGAGGTCGCCTTGCTCACACCTCCCGTGGTCGATCCGGTAAAGGTGACTGGCACTCCGATCGTGAACTGGTTACCGTTCACATCGTTCGAGGTTTCGAGGATGTACCCGGTTGCCGCGTTGTTGGTCGTCGTTAGCGCCGGATCGGTCTTGACTCCGAGTGTGGCTGACGCGTCCGTCTGGATGAAGCCTTCAACGAATCCGGCACCTCGCCGAAGTGTCAGGTCAACCAAGATGCGCCCGGGTGACTTGGACTTGACCAACCGCAAGACCACGCACTCGAAATCGTTCCGGAGGATCGTCATAGCATCCCATGGCGGAGCCAGATCGGTGCCTACGGTGATGTCCAGGTCTTTGGACGACCACGCCGCACCATCCCATCCCTCTACCTGCAACATGGACCCCGAGGGATTGGGTGTGACCCGAATCAGGCCGTTGGTCAGCGTCCAGTCCGTCGTAGCCACCCGGATGCCGATGCCCGAGCGTTCTATACCCGCCACAAGGACGCGTGACCGCCCCAGCAGGTAATTTGATGCCCCGATACCCCACACCGGGGATACTCCCGCTGGGATGCCCCTGAAGACGGTTATCGTGCCCTCGGCGTCGGCCAGCACGCGCCCAATGGAACCGCTGGGGGGTGTGGTACCAGTGAAGTACCCATAAGCACCGATCGCCGGGGCGTGCCACCGTTCGCCCGTCAACGCGAAACCGTTCTGTCGAACAACCGACCCCAACCGGCTCTCGATATCCACCGCATTCTCTGAGCCTATGCGGTCTAGTCGTAGAGTCCAGTTGAAGAACCCCGCCTCGGGCCATCCGGTAATCGCTGCCCCAACGTCATGTACTTCGTAGAACCCAGTCTGCGTTGTCTTGTCCGAGAAGACCACAGGCAAGGCCTTGTCCAACATGGAGACGAGATCTTCCGACCTTGCCTGAATCTGGGCCTGGGTGAACGGTGGGCTTGACTCCATACCTTCGAGGTTCACCGACTGCTGGCCAGTTGTCGCGTTAACGGAGTAGGTGATCGTGTACGTCTCCCGGAGGGGCGTACGACCCACCTGCAAAGAGCCCCATCCCATTACTTGAATCCGTTCTGGTAGTTGGTCAGTTCTTTATCGAGTTCCGCCACCATCTTACGGGTGGCCATCGGGTCAGTGAAGTCCCAAACGCCGTTGACAGCGACGGTCCCGATGTGGGTCACACCTCCGGTGTTGTTCGTGGTGGTGGTGGACGTTGGAGCCGTGGTGGACGGGGTACCCGGCGCGAACGATGCCGATACGCCGGACACTGCGCCCATCATCGAGTCCAGCGAAGTCGCCGAGGCGCGTTCGATGCCACGAGCGAAGTCTTCGATCAGCGCAGTGCCGGAGTTGAACGTCCATCCCTTACCCGAGAACGGACCTTCCTTGGCGGGTGAGAATGGGAGCAGATTGCGAAGGCTTTTCAGGAGGTTGGACAAGGTGTCCTTGGCCTTACCGACCATCGACGAGATACCGTCGATCAAACCTTGGATCATCTTCTTACCGGAGTCGAACAACATCGCGCCGAGGTTGCCCAGTCCGTCGAGGATGCGCCCGGGGATACCCTTGACGAAAGCGATCAAGGTATCGGTACCGCCGTTGGCCGCAGTCTTCAATTCGTTGAAGAACCCCTTGACCTTGTCGAGAATGACCTTGATTCCGGTAAAGATGTTGACGACAGTCTGTACCGCCGCATCGAACAAAGCGACCAGGAATTGCCATAGGGCGACAAAGAAAGCCTTGAAGTCCCCCCAGATCTTCTGGGTGACCGCCCAGATGATTCCCCACACCTTGGTGATGATGTCCCAGATTCCCTTAACCACCGTCATCACGTAAGGGCCGATGAAGCCCCAGACTGCGACGATGATTGACTTAATCAGATTGAAGACGAACGTCGTGATGGTGACCAGAGCGTTCCAAACGAACGTGACATAGTCCCACCACAGTTTGACCGCACCGATGATGTACGGGCCGATGAACCCCCACACTGCCTTGACGACCGCGACGATAACCGCGAAGATCGCCGAGATGATGGCCCATGCCGTTTGAACCGCCGAGATCCACGCAGCGAACGCAGCCTTGACGATTGGGGCAATGAGGTCCCAGATGGACAGGATCGCTTCCCACACCTTCTTGAGCGCAGGCCAAGCCGTGTTAACGAACCAGTCCACAACCGCCGCGATCGCCTTCTTGATGGCCGACCAGACCGCCATGACAACTTTACGGAAGGTCTCATTGTTCTTCCAGAGCCAGATGATGGCTGCGACGAGTAGGGCAATAACCGCGATGACCAGAATCACGATCAAGAAGGTTGCGTTCATGGCTGCGGCCAGCAACCACTGAACACCCGCCCAGATCTTGGTCATGGCTGCGGCTATCTTCGACCAAATCACCCAGGCCTTGATGATCGTGATAGCCGTGCGAAGGGCCAGGAATGCTTGTGTGATCTTGATGACCGCCGCAAGTAACAAAGACAGTGCCCCGACGATACCGACGATGGCGAGGATGGTTCCCTGGGTTCCCTTGTCCAGTTCACCGAAGGCGTTCACCCAGATGGTGATCTTGTCCACGACATCTTGAAGTACCGGGGTAAATCTAGAGCCGATGGCGATACCCAACGTCTCGACGGAACCCTTCAACTGTTCGATCGAGCCAGCCGCGTTGTCCATGCGGGTGGCAGCGACCTCGGCAGCCGTGGTCTTGTGCATCTCGGCGTTGAGGGCCGCGAATCCTTCGGCACCAGTGTTGGCGATAATGGCTGCCGCGCGAATGGCATCGGACCCGAAGATAGTTTCGAGCGCCACCTGTTTCTGCGATTCCGACAATCCCTTTGTGGCCGTGTTGAGGATGCCGGATATCTCGGCAAGCGATTTGTAGTTGCCCTGGGCGTCAATGAAGGCATTACCACTCGCCCCGACGTTCAGCCCCAATTCCTTGAACGCCTTGATTGCTGGTCCCGTGGTTGGCACCAAGTTCGATAGCATGGTCTTCAACGACGTACCGGCGTCCGAGCCCTTGATGCCCGCGTTACCCAACAGGGCGATGGCCGTTGCCACTTGATCAAAGTCTTGTCCGGCCAAGTTGGCGACAGCGCCGACCTGGCTCAACGACAGCCCGAACTCGTGGACGTCAATTGCCGACGCGTTGGCAGCCCCGGCGATGGTGTCCACGACTCCGGTAAGATCTGATGCTTTAAGGTTGAATTGGTTCAGCGCGTTGGCCGCGATCGTGGCGGCGCTTGCCAGGTCAATCTCACCGGCAGCCGCCAATGCCACCGTGGCATCTGCCGCGCCGTTCAATACCTCTTCAACAGAGAGACCGGCTTTGACCAACTCTTCCAAAGCGAGGGCGGCTTCACTGGCGGAGAATTTAGTCTTCGCCCCCAATTCTAATGCCTTATCGGTCAATCTTTGCATCTGTTCGGTGGAGGCCCCCGATACCGCCTTGACAGCCGACATCTGTTTTTCAAAGCTGATGGCCGATGCAGTCGCCACCGCGAACCCGGCTGCGATCACACCACCGACCGCAGCCAATCCAGTGGCCATCTTGTTCAATGACGCCTGGGTGCCAACGCTCTTCTTATCCAGTTGGTCTACATCGTCTTTCGCCCGGATGATGCCTTTGCCATCGTAGTCAATCTCGATGGTGCCCCGGATAGTGCCGATCGTTGGCCCAGCCATGTCTTAACTCCTTCGTCGTTTGACCGAAAGAGCTGGGTCGCGGAAACGCCCCTTTGGCGCCTCTTCCCTTGCTTCCTTCCCGATGTTCAAGTATTTGTCGAGGACCGCCTGCCGGGTTGCCGCGATCCGTTCTGGCGTTGCTTTCTTGTTAACCTTGGTCATCGACCGTTCGGCTTCATCCATGTCGGTCTCCACCGCAGATCCGAACGTCCACACCGCGCGATCGATGACGAGGGCGACAACGGCTCTACCTCCGCCGTGCAGGTCGTCGCCTTTTAGGGTGTGGCCCGTCAGTTCGCTCGGTCGGCACCTGAAGTCCTTCGCCATCCTCCACAGTTCCCATAGCCGCGTCGGATGCTTCACGAAAGGATTCGACATCGCGAACCCCCGACAGGGCGAAGTTGAAGAGGAACATCTTGTCCTCCATACCGATCATGTCGGTATAGATGGCCGACGTCCACGCGTGCTTGTGGCGGCTTTGCTCCCCGGTCGAGTGATCTCGGCGCATGATGCCGCACTCTCGGCAGACGCGCTCGTCATCGGGGATTTTCCGGGTGTCCGGCTTGCCGTCGACCTCGATGTCTACGAAGTGACGGATGACCTCGGGCTCCACGACCACGAGGGGTGTGACAGTATCCACCATTTTGACGATTCGGCCGAGAGCGTCGGGATCCTTCATCAACGCCTTGACATTGATTTCTTCGGCGTCGGCTTTGCCCCTCGCCCCGCGAACCTTGCGGATGTACTCCTTGCCGACGTATGCCGTCAACGTGTCAGCCGCCCCCATGATGCCGGACGCAAACACGCCCTCCATACCGATGGGCTTGGCTTGGCATGTCTGCCCGGAGGGGAGGGTGATGAGAGAGGTCTCGGTCAGTTTGGACTGACCCCAGACATCGTTGATCTGGTCGTTAGTGGGAGGCATCGTGTGCTCCTAAATCCCGTCGTTGAGTGGTTAGACGTACGTGTAGGTGTTGGCCCCGGAAAGGGTGGCCGTGGACTGGCCGGTGGGGTTGGTCACGCGGACAGCAACCGCGCCTGCGGCGTGCGCCGGGCTGATGGCCACGATGGTGTGAGAATCCACGACCTCGTAGTCCGTGGCGTTGGTCGCGCCGAACACCACAGCCGAGACCGTGGGTCCGAAGAACTCGCCGTGGATCGTAACGATCTCTCCACCCGCCGCAGGGCCGGTGATGTCAGACAGTGAGAACAGGATCGGGACCGACGCGATATCGATTGCCGGAGCCACGATGTCCGAGATGGTCTCGTGCTGAATGAAGTCGTACAGCGCGCCGAGGATTTCGTCCCCGTCAACGTCACCCTCCACGAGGCACGGGAAGCCGGTCAATGCCGACGTCGGCACCAAGAACGCGCCATCCGCGAACTCACCGCCCACATCACCAGTTGCCCGCACGCGGTACATGACCGTGTGGAAGTCACCGCCGCTGTCGCTGATCGACTTGCCGATGGCGACGAAGTACGGTCGCTGGTCGGTAACCAGCTTCCGGTACCGCTTCACCTGGTTAGGTGTGATCCCGGTCTCGACGATCTGGCCACCATTGATGACCTTGTACGCCTCCATCGAGATACCGCCGGACTCCAGTTCGGCGTCCAGTTGTGCACCTTGCCCATGGGAGGCAACCAACTGGTCATCGCCCCGAAGTTCGGTGTACTCCTCGGTCTCGGTGAACGAGAGTGTTTGTGCGTTCGGCAGGTCCACCAGGGCGGTACCGAACGAGTCAGCCGCCAGCGTCGGGTACTCGATGAGCTTGACGTCCCGGAGGCCATACGGTAGCGAAGTGCCAAGTGCCATTTGCCTTATCCTTTCTGTGGTTCACGGAATGCGCGAGTACCCACCAGTACTCCAGTGGACGTGTCAAACGTGTGCAGAACCACAACCCCCGGCACCTTCCCACACCACCGTGACGGGCATGAAACCTCCACCAGGCCGGGATCGGCCGAGGGACGCTTCAACTCCCCGAACTTGCGATGTGGACACCGGAGGACCATGGCTTACTCCCCGGAGGTGGACTTGGACTCGTCCACTCCCTGGATCGGGTCCTGAGCATGCAGCACGTCAGCGCCGCCCGATCGAGCCATCAACCGCGCCTTTGCGGCGTCGATCTTGGCTGAGTCGATTACCGCCTTGGTCGGCTCCTGGTCGGTGAAGACGATACCGGGGTCGAGACGCAGGACGTTCCAGGCCGCCTCCGTGATGTCCTCGCGCGGGATGCTGTGCCCATTCGCGGCAGTCCACGCGAGGGTGTTCTGCTCAATTCCCTTCGCCTTCCAGTCCCGGGCGGAGATACGGCGAGTCGTCGCACCTCCGATGTACCGGGCATACGATTGGCTCATCTCATGCTCCCATTCAGCGTGTAGTTCCCTTGGCGAGTGATGGTGCGGTGACCGTCGTCCTTCAGGTCAGGGCCGTCACCGGTCCATGCGACCTGCGAGACGTAGTCGTTTGTATCCGTCAGCCCGACGAGCGATGGAATGAGTACACGCAACCGGCGAAGGATTGCGTCTATCCGTTCATAGTCGTTGGGGTCGTCGTGCACCCATGCAACAAGGCTGGTCTGCTGGGCAGCGTTGCCAAAAGGTGCGGGATTGGTGATACCCCATTTCAAGTTGATGAATGGCCTCACGGCGAAGGAGTCCACATCACCAGACAAGACATGGTCACCATCGGCGATGCCGAGGGCTTGCAGCGCACTGTCGGCCAAAATCGCCGTACGAATCACAGCCCGCATGTCAGTCCCCCAACAAGTCGATGGCACGTTTTACTGATTCGGCCACCACGATAGACAACTCGGGTGCAACCTCTAACATGGTCGGACCGATCACCGCGTACCGGCCGGACCATCGAATCTCTAACCAGATACCGTAGGGCATGGTGTGGTACAGAACCAGGCGATGAACGACCATCGGGGTTTTTTGATGCTCCGCGAACAGGCCATTACGCGCATTACCTGTCCGGTCTACCCACGGGGCGTTAGTCCTCATCATGGACGAGGCGCGAGGCTCAATGTAGTCGAACGCGAGATCAACCCCGGCGTCGATCACCGGCAACATCTTCTTAAGAGATGGTGACAACGAGTCGAAGTCGAAGATCCCGCGCTTGACGACCATTACGCCACCCCATCCTGGTAAAGGTGACGTTCGCACAGGTATTTTTTCTCGTATCCATGTCCCGGCGCGATGGCCACCACCAAGAAGTATTCGGTTTCGTCCCCCAGGTCGAACCGGTCCCACACCTCCCCGACCGAGTCCCACTCCCCGAGCAAGGTGTAGTCGATGATGCGCTCTACCCCACCGGCCGTGACCGTGGGTCGCTGGTCGAAGGTCATTGGTATCAACTTGAACGTCTGGGCAGCCCGGGGGGTACCCGGAACCATGGACCGACCCCCGCCCGGCGTTGTGGCTGTCTCCCAGGGTACCAGAACGATGCTCGTGGGGTCATCCGCAATGAACGCCGTGGTTATGGCCCGCTGGGCGGTCTGGGTCGTCATACTCGTTCAATCGGGAGCGTGTAGGTGTACCCCGCCAGATCTACGGGCACTTCAGTGGGGGTGGTGGCCGACCGATAATGAGCAACCATCTTCAACGCTTGATCGTGCAATTGGGACAACCGGCGCGATGACCCTGACTCGGCAGTATCCACCATGCTGGCCGCAGAGGCGGCCTTGGCCTCCCATACCTCCAGCGCGGCGAGATCGAGATCTTCTGCGTTGTCAATGATGTCGGCCAGAACTACATCAGTCCAAGGTGCAGTGTCGTTGGGCTCACCGATCAACCGACGCAGGCGCGCGATTTCAAGTACCGTTGCCATGGGTCACCTCCTCTCATTTTGCCCAAAGGGCGAGTGCGGGATCGCCCCACACCCGCCCTCGGTGAACGGCGTTAATCAGGCTTCGAGCAGTTCCGGATGAGCCGCGTCCCAGGTGCGAAGCGCGGCGATGATGTCCGGCTTCTTGCTGATGCCGGTCAGGTCCACCGGGGGGTCACGCCGGGCGGCCTCTTCAGCCAACTCGGGGACCTTCCACTTGTCGTAGTCGTCCGGTGGGACATCATCCTTCTGCGTCGCGCCCTTTGCGGCGTCGTCGTTGGCCTTAAATTCGGTCCTGCCCGGGGAGAATCGATCCTCGTTGGCCTCGATCTCGGCGTGACGGTCACGCTGACGCAGCCACGCCTTGTCATCCTCGGACAGGGGAGCGTCCCAGTTGATTTCGCGCATCGGTTCGTTCCTTCCTGTGTGTTTAGGTGTCACGCCGGGGATGCGCCCGGAGGGGGTTCACACCCCCGGCATGAACGGGGAGGGTTTAGGCGTAGATCGCCGGTGGGTCGTACGTGGCGTCAGCGGTCACTTCCATGACCATGCCAGCGCCACGGTGGCGGACACCCGTACCGAACCCGAAGGCCCAGAACGAGTCGATCAACGGGTAGTCGGGCTGCTTGCCCTTGACCAGACGAAGGCCTTGGAGCGCCGCTTGGCGGTGCTGCCGGATACCGACGGGGTTGCTCAGCGAGTCCGTGCCTCCGGTGGTGAAACCGAAGATGTGGGTAGTCGGGAACCAGTCGTCCTGGACGACGAGCAACGGACCGTAATTACCGATCACGTTCAAGCCCTCGAGGGTGTTCGCCACCTGGGCCTGGCCGACGATTTGCTGAGTCGTGTTCATGATCTGGCCCGGCTTGCCCAGGCTGGGGAGGAAGTCGTACGCGCCGGTACCGCCGTTGGCGACACTCCGGAACGTGCGGATCACATTCCCCTGCACGGTGTGAGCCATGACCACCATCTGGTAGCCGTTCTCCTGGCTGTACCCGTGCGACACGAAGTCGTCAATCATCTCGTCGAGGTCGCCCGCGACGAGAGTGCCAGCGCCGGTTGTTCGGTAGTGCTGGTGGGTAGACAGGAAGGTGTTCGTCTTGTAGGTCGGTGGCACAGTGCCATCGTTGTTGTAGAACTTGAAGACGTTCACCGACTGGTTGTTGATCGTGGCCGTCAGGTTGTTCGCGTTGAAGACGCACTTCAACACCTCGAACAACTGCTTGCGCCAAAACGCCTCGACCGCCGCGTTGCCGACGGAGTCGATCATGGTCTGGGTCGCGTCAGCCAGGTATTGCCAGGTGTAACGACCGGCGAGGTCGTACCACTTGAACGTGTAGCCCATGTTGAAATACGTAGGCTGGATGCGCTGGCCGACCGGCTCTCCGTACTCGGACGCCTCTTCGAAGTCGACGCCAGTGCCCGCCTGGGGAACCAGTTCGTTCGGGTCGGTGACCGAGAAGGTGAGGAACCGAATGAGTGCTTGACGTGAGCCGTTGACCGCGTTCAACATCTCCAGCATATCGGCCCAGACCTGGTTCAGGTCTCGACCGTCAGCCGTGGTGGTGACGATGTCACTCGCCGCGTGGAAACCGGAGTTGGTGACTGGCGCAGCGCCACCGGCGATCCCCATCAGGAAGCCGATCTCACTGAACTTGATGCGCTCCATGCCCTTGATGGGAGGACCGGCAAGCAGCGGAGACATCGGCCACATCTGGTCGAATCGAGCCTTTGCCGTGGGGGTCCATGCAATCTTGGTTTCCATTAGACCGGCACCGCCACATTCTTGCAACGGACCACGAGGCGACCGACCTCGATGATCTGACCGACATAGAAACCGGCCACACCCGCAGTGGGTGCAGTTGAAGTGAGACGCGATGCCGTGGCGTTGAACCACAACTTCTGTCCCGCCGTAGGTGCGGTACCGGACTCCATATCGGTGCCCGAGATCTCCACAACCTCGCCATCGGTCATGACGTCAACGACGTCAGCGGCCGCTTTCGGGCCGGTCAGGATCAGGATACCCGAGGCCAGTGCAACCGTGGTTGCCTTGACCACACGCCCGGACCCGTTGACCCCGACAACCAGTATTCGGTTGAGATCGGTAGCCGACGTCGGTCCAGATGTTGCGGTCCACGCTGCGTTCAGCGCGGCACGGAAACCCCCCGATACCGGGTTGTACTTGTCGTAACGACTCATCCTTGTGTTCACTCCCTTCAAAAAGCGAATTGGATGGTCTGATGGTTGTGTTCGCCGTTTCCCCGGATCGCAGACCATCGGGGAGTGATGCGCATGGGGTCGTCAGCTGCCGATACGGTTGAGTGCGGGGAATCGCTTCGCCAACTCCTCGCGCGTTTTCGGCTTGTCTTTCTTACCCTTGCGCGTGCCGTTCATTGTCGATGCGGTCTGCCTCTGGCTCCCGGCATCGTCGGCGTCCTCTTCGTCGTCCTTGCCCTTGCTCTGCTTGGGCTTGACCAGGTGAGGATTCGCCTTTGCCAACCGCTTGAGCTCCGCCCGTAGCGATTTGCGGTCCACTTTACCGGAGTCGTCGAACTCCACCTCATACTCGTCCGGATCGGCCAGCAACAGAGCCAACGCCTGCTCCGGCTTGATCCAATCGATCTCGTTGGCCCGGAGGAACGCATTCTCCAGGTGCAGCCGTTGGGTGGCGGCTTCGGTGGCCTTGTCCTTGGCCTCCTGGGCGATCTTGTCCCGCTCGGCTTTGTCCTCGGGCTTCAGATCTTTGTCCTCGAGCAGTTTCAGCCGGGCTTCCAGATCGGCGGCTTGTTTCTTGTACTTCTTGGCGTTCTTGAAGTGGCGATCCTTTTCCTCCTCCAATGCCTTGATCTTGGCTTGGGGATCGCTCTTCTTCTTTTTCTTCCCCTTTTCGGCGTCATCGTCCGAATCGTCGGCGTCGTCCTTTTCGTCTTCGGGCTCGTCTTCGGACTCGTCTTCATCTTCGTCCCCGGCATCATCATCACCGGAACCCGAGTCGTCGTCCTCCGCCCCGCCCATCACCGGCCAACTCACCCGACCGTTCTTCCACACGTACACCGGTTCCAACAGTTCACCGGTCTTCGGGTGACGCATCACTGCGGTCAAACCCGGCTTGACAGACCTCAGGTCCATCACATACCTCGTTCCTATGCCGAAAGGGTGCCGGGATCATCCCGACACCCGATCTTATGAGAATGAGTGAACTTCAACCTAAATGGCTGGCGGAATTGCAGCCAAAAGGGCGCGACTAGAACCAATCGAAATGGCCTCCCATCGAGCCAATACAGCCCAGTTGGCATGAGGATCCTGATATCGAATGTTGACCCCCGAATACAGGTGAGTAGCCGCATTGGTCAATCCGGTAGCAATGTTGGCATGCGAGGCCACAAACCCGCCCGCCACCAAACTAGCCGATCCCAAGGTAACCGGGAATGAGAACCCCGAAGAGTAGTGATATCCCACGTCCCCGGTCAATCCCTCTACCAACGCCACTGCGTAACTGTGACTCGGAAGCATATCAAAGGTGACCGGAGCGATTTTGTACCCGACATCGGCCGCACCTTCCAACAGCGTCAACGCCGAGCACAAGATAGAAGTCGCGCCGAAACCAATGTCATACACGCGAAGTTCATGACCGACTGCTGTCTGACTTGCCGCCTTGTACCACACCAACCCGTCAACACGTAGTTTCCGAGTGACCTGGATCAACCCCCGGAACATATAGTCTGTACTGTCCGATCCATCTGTACTGCCCGGTGTGCCGCTGTACAACTGGCGCTGTGTCCACGGGGTCTGTCCGGCTGACGCACCATTCACGGTACCGCATAGCGCATCGCCGAAGGTAACCGTATCCCCGGGATTATAGGTAGTACCCGAGTCCCAGTCCCCCCGATACGTACCCACCCCCAGTAATGTCTTTATCTGTGCCGTGGTCAATGCGATCGGCGCGGCCGCTCCCCCTGTGTTGTTCCCCAGAATCGTAGCCGAGGCAATGTTGGCAAATTTGGCCAGAGTGACGTTGGAATCCACGATCTTGGCCGTGGTCACCGTGCCATCAGTTGGTGTGCGGGTGTTGGAGAGGCGAGCGTCCCCAGTAAGCACTAACGCTGTGGTGTCGGCAATTCCATGTACCGCCGTGGTATCAGCTTCGTGTGCGGTCAACTGACCGGTGCTGGCCTTACCCGCAAGTGCGGTTGTGGTGGCCGTACCGAGCGCATCCGTATAGGCGTTCGCGCTGACCAGTGTTGCGGCATCGGCTGCCGCCTGAAGGGTAGAGACCGGCTTCTCCGTATCCGCCGTGTTATCGACGTTGCTCAGACCGACGTTCGTCTTAGTGTAGTCACCCGTTTGGGCGGTAACTATCCCCGTTCGGCCAAATACTGAGGCAACCGCCCCACCTCCACCCGCATATTCGGCCCACACATCCTCGTTGGTCCCCGGTTCGATACCGGCAGACGTCCTGAGAGCCCCCCAAACGGCCGAATCATGTTGGACGGTATCCCCGGCACGGTAAACCGTTCCGTTGTCCCAGGTATCCCGATAGCCGCCATCTTGCGTGACCGTGGTGGTGCCCGCGATGACGGTTGCGCTCGGCGTGCCTACGTTCGGCATTCCGCAGTCCGCCAGGTCGATGGTTCCCCCGACTGCGTCGTATGGGAAGTCGATCGCCCACCACAACTTCTTAAAATCAACCTCGAACCACACCTGCACGATGTACTGCGCCGTGTTTGGTATCCACTCGGGGTCGGTCAGCGCGGGCAACTCGATCGAGAACGCGCCGTCAACGTCCAGTTCAACATCTACGTCGAACGGCGGAATGATGACGTTGTCTCCGGTTGACCGGATGGGTACAGCCAAGGTGATGTTGGCTGATCCCGCCCTTCCTACTCCATCGTCACCCCCGTCGAGGAATTGGCCAGTGAGCGTGAGTAGAGTCAATGATGCCGGGTAACTCATGTGGACACCCCTTCGGTTCGGATCGTTTGGAGATAGGCGTTAGACCACCCCTCCTGAAGGATCAGGTCAAATGCTTTAACCGGCGTTATCTCATCCCGCCTGGCACGTTGCTGGATCACACCCCGAACGGTCTCGGTGTCCGCCCCGGAGTAGATCAACCGTCCTTCCTCTATGCGCACCCGACCAATCTCGATCCGAGGATCGGTCACGACCACAAATCTGAGCATCGTTCGTCCGGCCATCACTCCACCCCTTTAATCAGGTTCCGGGTGCCCTTGGCCTTGGCTGCCACCTTATCGAGCACCGCGTTTGCATACCTCAACCATTTATCGCCTTCACCGATATGATCCAGGTCTGGTTGCAAGTCAAGCAACCGGCGACGGACTTCCTCGATGTCGTCCGGCGTGAAGTCGTTGTCCTTCCACCGACCGTTCTCGAGCAGGTGTTTCTCGGCGAACGGCGAGGACGAGTGAATCCTCACCCGGACTGCTCCACGCGGGTCAATCCCCGGTGCGGCAAAGCCGTGGTCAATCGGGGTGATCCGTCCATGACCGCTCAACATCCAGTTGCCCGGGTTGCGGTCATTGTTATTGATCATTACGTCCAACAGGCCGACCCGCTTTCCGTCATCCGAGTTCAGCGCGGTATCGAACCGTTTACCCCATGCCACCCGATCGGCTTCCGAACCTGCCGACGCCAGTGCACGAAATTCTGATGAAGTCTTGGAATCCGAGATGTAATCCATGTAGACCGAACCAGGTTCAGTCCGGTACACTCGAGGCGGTTTCAGCCCGACCGCGCGCCCATACTTGGATGCCACCTGCTCGGCACCCGCCTCGGTGGAACTGGTAGTCTTTTGGACTACCTTCTTACCGTTCCGCAATTCCAACAGTTCGGTCTCGGCCGAAGCACCGGCCGTAAACCGCGTGCGCGTCTTCGGGGGGAACCCATTCTCCACCGCACTCGACAAATCTTCGATCCCATCAAGATCCCGATGGAACGGCTTTGCGTGCACCGGTACAGCGGGCTTGTTAGGAACCGACTTCAACGCACGCGCTGGTTTGGCTACCGTGGTGGGCTCCAGACCGAGCAATTGCCGGTTGGTGTTGAACCGCTTGCGCAGTTCATCGTCGAACTTGCCCGACCTCAGACCAGCAACGAACTCCTCGGGAGACATCGTTACCATCGTCAGGTAACACAGACAATGCGGGTGAGGCTTCTTGGGCACCTTGCCCCGAGGGAATATCCCAGCCCCCATGTCGTACTGATCGGTCTCCGCAAACTTATTGCAGTCATCCGGTTTACGGTGTGATCCCGACAGGTTCCACTTCGCGGCCAGCACCCCCGGCGAATCCATCTGGGCTATCTGTCGCTCATGGAACGCGTTGTTTATCTCGGTGCGCGCGATCCGTGAAGCCGCGTATGACGCACCCCCAGGCGTGCGGGGTGAGATGTAAGATCTAACCGTTTGGGCAAATTCTTTGGCCGAAAGGCCAGCCGCCAGCGACGATTGAATAATCTCCTCGATGGCCTCGGCAACTGCCGTGCTCGGTACGATCATCACCTTTTGCGAGATGGCTATCGGCTTCCGAGCGTACAGCGATTTAATGCCGGATCGGGCAGTCTCCCGGACCGAGGCAGCCAACATCTTGGCGGCATCATCCGGCAGCGACGCGTACAACACCCGATTGATGCGGTCCATGTCGTCCACCGCGATCAGGGCCGCTTCGATCTGGCCTGCCCGGATGACGTCACCCAGAGAAAGCCACATGTCCCGCTGGTCTAACCGGATCTCGGCAAGGGCCAATCGCAACTGGGCTGCCCGAATGCTCGCAGAGAACCCGGTAGTTCCCAATCTCTTCAATCGACTTTCTATCGCGATCGCTGCCTGCTCAAGTATGCGCATGATTACGGCGTCATACTTCTTCTGGGTGCGTATGTAGTCCCCAAAAGGTTTAGGCAGGGCCATCGTCCTCCGCCGTTTCCGCATCTACCCGGGTGGCGAACGGGTCAACCGGTTGCTGTGACTGACGCCACGTAGCCGCACGCGTCGCCATGTTTTCTGGGAACTTGTAACCGAGCTTGGTTGCCTCGTCCCGGTAGTACTGATCATCGATCACACCACCGGCCAGCATGTCGTTCAATTCCTTGAACCTGGTCTCACGGTCAACCGGCACGGCATCGGCGAACACCGACTCTGTCTTTACCTCGGTGAACGTGGTCTCCTCGTACGCCGGATACCACATGTTCGTGATGTCGAACCACATCTGGTCATGTGACTCAGCAATCAGGTCATTTTTCTCGGACGACTTGGCGACGATCGGCGACAGTTGCAGAGCCAAAGCGATGCCGGACTGGGCAATAGCCACATCCACGGTACCGATCGCCACGTCCGGCGAACCGGTGGCCTGCTTGATAGCGTCCCAGAGCCGAGTGTAGTGATCACCGTACGGCGTGACATCGGACACCCCGGAAACCCGCTCGAACTTGTGCGGAGGGTTAGCCGTGGGTACCTGGACCACACGCCCCGGGCCGAGTTGCCATGCGACAGGACGTTTGGTCTCGGAGTCAACCGGGCGAGGAGCGTCGGTGACGTACATACCCAGGCCGTTCAGGGCCAGCGTCAAGTCCTCGTCGCTCATGGTCTGGTGCAGGCCGGAGATGATCCGCTCCATACCCCGGATCTCAGACGATCCGAACGGGTTACCCGGCTCTTCAAAGTTCTTGGTGTGGTACACCGGGATGGCCGTGATCTCCGGGGGCAACTGCGTCAGCGGTCGTATGACCTCCTCGGGCTGCACCTCGAGGTCTTGCCAGTTATCGACCTCGAACAACCCCTCCTCAACGAAGATTTGAGCCGGTGCTGTCGCGGTAGCCGCCATCTTACGATAGCAAACCCGGCGAACGAACTGGTCATTTCCCTGCGTCACCAATTCGGCCAAGAACACGGCGATGACCCGATCAACGTTCTCGGGATCCTGCACTGGGAAGTAATGCCCGGGGTCCACCACCGTCATAGACAACCGGGTGCCCACGGGCTTCTCCGGGTTGGCGGTGACATGCCAGATCCAATCCCCCTGAATCTGACAATACCGCTTCGCACCCCGGAACTTGCTCTTGAACCGCTCACGGGCCATGAGATCCGACAACGTCATACGCGCGGCCTGCACGTCGGCACTGTCCGGACCGCCCGTCAGATTGCTCACAGCGACCGAATAGCCCGGCGCGGTATACCGGTTGGACGTGTCGATGATTGTCCGGCCAGCGGGCACGTAGATTGGTTTATCGTCGGTCCCGCGTTGGGTCAACCGGAACACCTCGGGGACGTTCCAGTAGATCATCTCGTACAACGCGTACGACATTAGTCGTTTCTGGTCCAGCGGGTCGGCCACCCATGACGGCTTGGTGCCGAACAATGACTCCCCGGTGGAATAGGGGGTGAACTCTACGGCCATGTCAACCTACATTCGCTTGGCTCACGGATGACCCATGGTCGGCCATTGGCGCGTGATACATGCCCCGGAAGAACCGGCCTAACGCCTCGACACCATGGTTGTCTTTGTCCAGTGGGTTTTCTGAATCGGATTTGATCTCCGACTTGTGCTCCGGCCATTTGTACCCCTCGCGCATCTCCCAGGCCAGTTGATGACAACTCCGGTCGATCATGAGAGTTGGTATTCTCTCGGGATCGCCTTCCGGCAGGTGAGCATTACGCACTTTAAGAGCACGACGGATCAGCGACAGCCGGTTACTCAACGCCCCACCAGTTGACGATGCCGCTGGAATATGCAACTTGCGTTCCATCGTGCGTGTGTCGTCCGGCTCCGCAGGATCGGGGTAAATCGTCTGGCATGCCCGGACCAGGCCGGGTACTGTCGCCATGATATCAGTTGCGACTTCCTCTGTATCGAGTTTGGTCCACCGGCGCTCCCATATGACCCTGATCTCACCGAATGGCCCCACCTGTATGAACAGCACAACAAAAGGATTAGTGAACCCGTAGTCGACCGCCATGTAAAGAGGCCAAGACGGTTGGTACGGAAAATCTCCCAGGTGCGTCTCGTCCTCCCATTCCTGCATGACCACGCCGGTTTTTTCACTGAACTCTGCACCATACTGGCGATCGAACTCATCTTTGGTCAGATCGTCCTCGGCGTCCAGGATTTCTGGGTCCTGTCGTCCACCCGGAAAGACAATGGTGTTAGTCCAACTGGGCATTTTCCAGGATTGCCACCCGCGCAACTGAGCCGTTGGTGTGAGACCGCGTTGATATAGCGAGTACAACAGGGAATGTTCTGATTTTCCCTCTGGCACACCAGTAAACGCAGCCCACCCGCGTTTGTCTGATAGAGTCGGCCGGATGAACTGACCCCATGTCCGTCGTTTGTGCCGACCTGCCTCCACCATCAGGACAAAATCCAGACCATCACCGACCAACGACTCCGGCTTGGCTGCGGACTTGCCGATCAGTTCGAATCCCCAATTGGTCTTGATATGCAGATTGCCCGAATCGACGTTACGCAAGAACTTAACCGAGTCCTTGTCCACACCTGCTTTTCGCAACGAATCGTAGATCAGGCCAAATTCTTTATCGGCATCGCTGTACTGGGGACCTACCACCCAACCCAGCTGCGGCGCTCCTGTGATTGCCGACGTCGTGAACGTGTTGGGCTCGGCCTCGCGGGCACCGAACAACGTCTTGCCCCAACGGCGACCGTTAGAGATGACCTTGAACCGTGCCCGCGTGAAGTGGAGCAATTCCTGACCGGGGTGGGGCTGGTACCCAATCTGGCGATAGTACCCTCGTTTGGACAACGCCGGTTGGGTCATGGCCTTACCGGTACCCGCGCGACGAGAAGTCACCAACCTGCTCCGGTGCCACTACCGAGGTCGGCTGTGATCCGTCGTCGTCAGGGTCAATGGCGTAGATCATAGTCAACCGCTCGCTGGCGGTCGGCGTATGCGGAGGTGGCTGGACGATCCCGCCCACACCTCCATACTCGGTGCCCAGGTCTGGGTCCTCCGTGGACACTCGTTCTTGGCTGGTGATGTCCCATACCGGCTCTGTCATGAACTGACCTCCAGATCTAGTCCGCATTCGGAGCAGTGTGGATGGGGGTGGTTGGGCGATAGGTGCGAGTGGGTGCACCTTGCCTCGCGGACAGCGGTGAAGCACGGCGTGTCCCGATTGCCGTGGTGTAGGCAGCGATCGCCGGGGATCATGCGAACTGCGCGCCCGGAGTCTACGCAATACCGCTCGGTCATGACTTGCCCCCGTTGAAGTTGTCCGTCACCGCGCGAATGGTGGCTTCGGCGCGCGTCAGGTCTTCTGGCGTGATCACGCCCTTGTCAATCAGGGCTTGGCGAAGTACCGGATCGAACGGCCACCGCGCCTCCTCAACCACCGGGGGCTGACCAGGCTTCGTTCGTTCCCCCGTGGGCAACTTCTTGCCAAATGTCTCAGACGCGGCCATGGTCCCATCGTTGAATGCATGTCGAATCTCATCGCCGTTGTTCTGGTGCCACAGCCACGTGTTAGAACACGTCGTGCACTTGGCGTTAGGATCCTGTCGCATAGTCGATAGATAAATTTCCTCGGTTGGTTTGGTCACATTCTGCCCGTGCATCTGGAACTCGTGATTGGGGATTACGCCGGTGCTGATCAGTTCTCTGTGACTTAGCCCACACTCGGCGCAGAACCCCGGTGGGATACTCTCAATGTCTATGACCTTCTCATCATCCGTCGTCTTCATCGTCGTCATCCTCTGGCTCGTCGGCCCATGCGGCAGTGCCATCAATCACGGGGTGGGCTGGGCTACCATCGTCGAGCACGAGGGCACCCGCCAGCATGGATTGGAGTTGCACATTGCCCGTGATGTGCAATTGCTTGTCTGGCGCACCGGCTGCATACTCAAGGATGAGGGTTGCGGCCTTGAACTTGAGATGCGGCTCCTCATCATTCTTGAGGAATTCAGCCAAGACTTTAATCGCCTGGCCTGTATGACCCACCAACTGACCGATGGTCTCATCGCGGAGTCTTTTACGGACCTCCGCCTGGATGATGGGTGTGATCCACTTGGGACGCTGGCCAAGCCATCCCGAGGTGGGGTGTCGGGGTCGTCCCCGCTGCAGTTCTTCAAGGGTCCACTCCGACACTGGCTTGGCATGACCATTCTGGACCTCAAACAGTAGGGCGATGTCTTCGGCCGCTCGTCCCCCGTTACGCCGTAGGCGTTGCCGGATGGATGCGGGCCTTCTTGATAAACGCCGGGTGTCTTCGCTTATCTTGGCCAAGCCATCCTCATCGACGTCTGCGCCCTTACGCTGTGGCAACGTTCTCACCTCCGGTATATACGGCCGATGGGGTGGCCGACTTCTAAAACCACCCCACCGGTTTACGGGCCCTGGTCCACGTGTCCCAGATGCATAAGCATTCAAGGCCCGACGTCCATACTTTACGGCCGAACGTAATCTACGGCCAAATGATCAAAATGAACCGGGACGTTCCTCCCCCGGGTATGGGTGAGGTCCCGAGAACGCGTTGAACTCCACGGTCTCCGAATCCCCACGCGATGGCTCGATGTTATCGGCCACCGGGGTATTGCGCTCGATCACGGTCGCCACGACGGATGACCCCGGAGGTGTAAACCCGGGCTTATCCCACGGCGGGATGTCATCGTCGATCTGGACTTGCTGGAACGCGGTGTTAGCCACCTTGGCGTTGTGACGCGCGTCGGTAATGGCCTGCGCCAGATTTCGGGTGGCTTCGTCCCGTTCGGCCTGGACTTGTGCCAATTTCTTCTCCCCGGCCAACCGCGCCTCTTCCGATCCCTTAAGCGCTTGTCCTTGACTGATTTGCTTGGCGTGTTGTTCGTGCACTTCGCTCTGCAGATGCCGGATGTACGCGGCGATGATGGTCTCTTTGCTGTCGTCCTCGTTGAACATGTCCCAGTCTTTGGGGATCAGGCCA